CCAGACAATTGGCAACGCGTGTACATAGTGTACGCACTTGACTGGGTCTGGGATGAGCAGCGTGGGTATGTTGTAAGGCGAACGCCGAAGCAGCACTTGGCAATTGACGAGTGGTTCAGAACCATGGGTTTCACACTCAAGGTCGAAGGGCTTGTGACTAAATTCAACCACATCGAGTTTTGTCAAACCCAACCATGTAAAATTGACGGCAAGTGGGTGATGGTGAGGGGACTGAAGGCGTTGGCCAAAGACGCCTACTGTCTCAAACCACTCCAAGTGCTCAAGAAATGGATGGCGCAAGTAAAAGGTGGTGGATTAGCGACATACGGGAGTGTGCCAATTTATTCTGCTTATTATAGATCAATGCCTGGAGTCGGGTCGTCGAAAAGGGAGCTGCTTTATGGGACTGGGATGTACTACTTATCTGATGGAATGTCAAGTCGGCAGGAAGTCACTCTCGAAAATCGAGTGGAATTTTGGGAGACCTTCGGCGTTACGCCACGGGAGCAGGAGGTGATAGAGCGTGCATACATGGAACTCGAATATCAAGAGCAGGTTAGTCTCCTTGATCACGGACCTTTATATTTACCGCTCCCGGTAATATAAGTTGATCAAGTTATTAGATTTATATAGGTTATATTTAACGATGCCACCTAAAACGAAAAACAAACCCAAAAACAACAATAACATATCCAATGACACAAGCAAGAAGTTGAAGGATTTGTCCAGTAAGCTTGACACAGTCATGAGTCGGATACCGAAAGGATCGTTCGCTAAGGCAGGAATGACTGCCGGAAGCATGTTCGGACCTGTCGGTGCGAAGGCTGGTGCTGTGCTCGGAGCCGGCATATCCAAAATTACAGGATTTGGTGACTATGTGGTACAGGAGAACTCTATGACGAGGAGCTCGTTTTCATCTTCCGACGTTCCGTCTTTCGGCGTCGGGAATAGTGAGGTACGAGTAACCCACCGTGAGTTTGTACAATCAATTTCCGTGCCAACGAACCCTACGGAGTTTCACAACACCACATACGACATCAATCCTGGAAACAACGCCTTGTTTCCTTGGCTGAGCAAGATTGCTCGCAATTACCAAC